GAGTAGTTAATTTATGCAAAATTTCCTTGCATAAGATATACATGATAAACTAACTTAAAACACTATTCTAATGCAAGAAAAAAATTACGAATTTAAGAAAAAGTGGTTTCAATATCTTAATTATAAACCACATGACGGACAATTAGCATTACACTATCCTGAAAAGAAGGATGCCAGATTCCATGTGATTGTATGTGGAAGACGATTTGGTAAGACTTGGGCTAGTGCAATGGAAGCTACTTATGTGGCATCACAACCTAATAAACGAATATGGGTTGTTGGAATGTCTTATAAAAAAGCTAGACTTATATTTCGTGAGATTTGGCAAAGAATGGTTATAGGACATGGAGAGGATGTTGATAAGGCATCTGAAAAAGATATGTACATTCGTTTTAAGTGGGGAACTACTGTTGAGGGAATGTCAGCGGACAATGCGGATTCATTGGTGGGAGAAGGACTTGACCTACTCGTAATTGATGAGGTTGCCAAGATGAATAAAAAGATATGGGATATGTATCTTTCTCCAACTGTAGCTGGTAGAAAAGGTAAAGTAATCTTTATCACAACACCAGAAGGTAGAAACTGGATATATGACTTGTATAAATTAGGACAATCAGATAGTGAATGGAATAGTTATTCCTCTCCATCTTGGAAAAACCAACATGAATTTCCTCTTGGAATTAATGACCCAGCTATACTTGAGCGTAAAAGAAATATGTCCAGAGAATTGTTTGGGCAGGAGTTTGGTGCAGAGTTTTCTGTATTTCAGGGTAAAGTTTGGGATTTTAATAGAGAATTAGATGTTGGTGACTACCCATACGACCCTAACTTACCTACATACTGCACAATAGACTTTGGATATAGGATGCCTGCTGTTTTATTTATACAAACTAAATATGATGGTAGAGATGAACATATCAGGATATTTGACTGCATCTTACACAAACAGAACATTAAAACAGAAGACTTAATTAAAATGATTAAAGTCAAAGGATATCCTATTCTATCTTACTATGGTGACCCTGCTGGTGCAAATGTTCAGGGGCAAACAGGTGCTGGAGATATGGAGATATTTAGAAAGAGTGGAATACGAGTCCTATACACTAGAGATAGAATGAGTAGAAACATTGTTAATAGTGTTTCCTATACTAGAGGATTTTTTGAAAGTGCAGATGGAACTAGAAGAGTTCATGTACACAGAAATTGTAAAGAGGTCATAGAGGATTTTGAGGAATATAGATATCCAGAATCTGAGGATGGCAAACCAATAAAAGAAGAACCAATCAAGGATGGATATCACGACCATGGAAATGATGCGTTTAGATATTTCATTATTAATCGATTTCCAATTAAAAACAGAGAAATGAAAAGGATACAGCGATGATAGACAAAGTATTAAAAGAGAAATTACTAGAAACAAAACTAATGATGGCTCATTCCAGAAGGAAGGAGATACGAAAGTATTTAGACTATTATTCAGGTACATCTACAGAAGATTACATATCGCACTACTTTAATGCGGATGCTTTTTCTGAAATTCCACCTACAGTTAGTAATTTTACTAGAAAATTCATAAATAAGATTAGTAGAATATATACACTAGGTGCAAAAAGAAATGTAGATGATGAAAGATATCAAGAATTAACTTCTACAAAAGATGTTCGCATGAAACATTCTGAAAGAATGACTAGATTGTTAGGTACAATTGCAAATCGTGTATTTTGGGTAGATGGTGTATTTGATTACAGACCATTGTATTATTTTGAAGCATATTTTGGTGAAAACCCATTCAAACCTGAATCTATCATATATCCTCTACTAAACAATTCATATGACCTATCAGATACAGAAAACCTACAATGGGAATACTGGGATTCTGAGATATATGCTATTATGAATGAAGAGGGCAAGATTCTAATGAAGGAAGAAAATCCTTATGGTATTATTCCCTTTGTGTTTACGCATAGAGAAGACCAGATTGATTCTTTCTTTGTAGAAGGTGCATCTGATATCATCAATTGCAATGAGCAAGTCAATATTGCACTTACTGAGATGAATCTTGGTATGAGATTTAATATGTTTGGGCAACCATGGGTAACAGGATTAAATGCAGACCAAAGTCTTGTAAGGACTGGTTCTGATACTATACTTGATATGGGTGAAGATGGTGCATACAATATTACAAGTCCACAAGGCAATGTAATGGATGCTATAGAGAATATTAAATTCCAAATGGAACTTGTTGCATTAAATAATCATTTATTTATTCAGTTTGCAGAATCAGGTGGTGAAGTGCCTAGCGGTATATCTTTGATGATTAAAGATTTGGATAGAAAAGAAGATTACTTTGATGATATTGCACTTTGGAGAATGTATGAAAAAGAATGGTATGATGTAGAGCGTGTTATTGCAGAATATAATGGAATATCACTTCCAGAAGAGTTTGGTATAGATTTTCAAGAAGTTGAGTATCCAAAGACAATACAAGACCAGATAATGAAAGACCAATTCGACCTACAAAATAATCTAACTACTCATGCAAAGATAATGATTAGAGATAATAAAGACCTCACGATTGAACAAGCACAATCAATCATTGATGATAATAAATCAGTTAATGGAATACAGGAGACTCCAGATGAAACTCAGGATAGAGGTTAATTATAGTTTTGGTAAAATGGGTAAAGCAATGCCCAAAATTATTAAGGAGTACTTAAATGAATACGCTCAAGGAACAGAGATGGGCTCTAAACAGAACATTGATAAAGGCTTACCTGAAATCAAAAGAAGTACGAAAGCGTGGAGAAGAAGTAAAGGATACCCAGAAACCCCACCGCTAAAAGCTAGTGGTAAAATGTATAATAGTATAAAATCTAACAAAAATACAATGGATATTCTTAGATATGGTGTTTGGCATAACAATGGAGAAGTACCAACTACTCAAGCTAGACCATTCATATCAACCGATGATAAAACTCGCAATAAAATCAACGCAGATTTTAGAAAAAAGACAAAAGAAGCACTCTCTGTAAAAAGAAAGTTTGTATTACAAACATAATTCTAACTAGTTTATACTAACGAATATAAGGAAAGTTAGTATGGAACAGATAGAAGACCTTTTAGGTTACTTAATGACACTTGAAGGGCTAATAAGAGACTTAGATAGACGATTAACTGATTTATCAGAGATAGAATTAGCTAATAATCAACTATTGGCATCACTTATACAAGCATCTAACAAAATAACAGAGGGTGTTAGAATCCCAACCAATGAAGAACTCATGGAAGAACTTGCAATGGCTTCAGCAGAAATGAGTAACTGGGAAAAAAATTAATGAAAGGCTATAATATAGCTTTGTGGTATTGTAAATCGTGTTCTTGGTCTTGGCAAACACTTAGTTCTAAGTTTGAAACAGAAGACCAATGTCCAGAATGTGGTTCTCACTACACGCAACGAGTAATAAAACAAGAAGATTTAGTTTAAAAGTTGTTTTTCTCTCTCAATTACCAGTTTTTGCCACTCTTTTTTCTGAGCAGGAGTCTTTCTGCCTCTAGGAAGTATAGGAATACCCACAGCTTTGGCTCTTTCTCGCCATTCTTTAGCTACTTTGCGTTTATCTTGTTTTGATTGATGTTGGACTTTTATAGAATCTATAACTGGTTGTGGTTTTCTGGGCAAAACTTCTATCTCTGGTTCAATATCCACATACTCAGCTTCATCAGGCTCTATTTCTACCTCGCCAGTAACTTCAGCATTAAGGAATTTTTCAAATGGACTCTGGTGATTGGCTACCTCCACACGCTTAATTAGCTTGCCTGAATGCTCCAAAACCAGCCTGCCAGCCTGAACATTGCCTGCCTCCGCCTCACGAATCATACTATTTAATACAGAGGGCAACCTAGAACCAAATGATATCATATACTTCTGATAGAATACTTCTACAAACTCAGGGTCTTTTAACCATTTGTGTATAGTAACAGAAGAAACGCCTGATTCCTCTGCAACATCTTTAATACGAGCATTAGGCTCATTTACTAGTAATTCTATAGCCCTAACCTTAGAAGGTTTCCAATGTGTAGGCAAATTAACACTCATAAACTATCTCCAAAACTTTCTAGTTAATTTAATAGACTTTAGTAGGGCAATGAAAGACTTTCTTTTCAAATCTTTTTCGGAACATTCATTTGGCATTTTGATGAGGAAAGGGGATTAACAAACCGCTCAAAACGCTCATACGCCCCTAGGGGTGATAATGAGACTCAGTCTCAATAAGGCTTGGATTGCGGAAATTACGAAGACTAATTGAAAGAGTCAAGTAAAATAAAAATAAATAACTTTTTTGCTTGACTTTATATAAGGGGTGGTCGTATACAAATAAAGTTTTTTCATTAACAAATAAAGTTCTTGACATTTAAATAAATCTGTTGTAATACAACCAAATAATTTAAGATGCAAGTAAAATATTTATGCTTTAATGAGATTGAGACTCAATAAGCCCCTTAGTGAATTGGTATAGTGTTTAAACGCTCATATTATAGCCTATATGCTTGGATAGTTAACTAATGCTATGTAGGTATGCTTTAGGTCGAGTTCCTTCGAAATACGCAATTTACTCTCGACAAATGCAATTAAAAATATTTTCTTATTGAGACTAGACACAAATAATTTACAAATAATTAAAATAGTTCTTGACATTATCATATATATGTTGTTTTTTAGAATACCTTTTACGGATTCAGGCGGAATTAATTTTAAAAAAATATTAAATAATTGTTGCAACTTTCATTTAGAATAGGTAGTATTGACCATGACAACAAACAAACAGAGCGAAAAAAGACAAGCCCCTATAATGGTTATCGAGGGTAAAACGCTTAAAACGCTCACAAAAAAGGAAAATAAAATGAATAACAAACCAAATTACTCACTAAATAAAACCATTAAAAGCATTAGTACTTCTAAAAAATATCCTGAATATGAATTACAAAAAAATGCTATGATTGAAATTAAATTACCTAATGGTATGAGTTTGTCACTATCTTCAGATGATAACGGCGAATATTGTTCAATGAGCGTATATAATCATATAGGTATTGATAATAGTGGTAAATTTGAAACAGAAGTAAAGAATACTGAATATACTAATTCAGAAAAAGGGTATTCATGCAAAACAGATTCTATTGTTTCAACTAATTACACTAGTTTTTTTAGGAATGAAACTGAAAAAGCATCAGGCTTTAGATTTGAATTAAAAGAGTTTAATAGAAAATAAATAACAAATAGCCCCCTTTAATTAGGGGGCTTTAAAAAAAGGAAAATAAAATGAGAACAGAAAACATAAGATTATTAGATTTAGAAAATAATGAAGTCTTAAACCATACCTACAACAATCTATTAGAAAAAGCTATTGATATGTTAGATAGATGTTATAGCTATGAAATAGAACCATATAATAGTAATGAAGTGGGTTCATTACTTATAGATTTAAAAAACGCACAACATGAAATTAAAAAAGGGCGGGGGGTTTAATATGGGTAAATTTTGTAAGTATTCAGGCGGTTTTTTTAGGGAACATATAATCTGTAAAAGTGGGTTAAGGCTTAGTATTCAGGCTAGTAAAAGTCATTATTCACTACCAAAGAAAAGTAATTCTTTTTCTTATTCACATTGTGAAGTTGCTGTAATAGGTAAAAAAAGAATAAAGGCTTTTAATAAATGCGTAGGCTATAAGCCAGATTATTGTGAAGGTATAGAGGGTTATGTTTATGAGTATATACCAGCAAAAGCAATATTAAAAGTAATTTTTAAAAATGGCGGTATCTTAGAAGGCGAACTACCACCGCTAAAGTTTGAAAGGGGATAAAATGAACCATTTATCTGTATTTTTAGGAATTATTACTGGTTTGATTTTAGGCGGTTCGTTTTTTGGGATTGCTCTAATGTTTCAAGTATTAACATTAATTACTAGCTTTTCAATTTGGGCTATGTTAATTTATTTATTAATTAATCAATTTAAAAAAGGGGTTTAAAATGACATACGAACATAAAAAGGCTTTAAAATTATATTTTAAATTTGTAATCAGGGACGAATTAAACATTGTTGAATTAAAAGAATTTAGAGATTACATTAATGAAACTATAAAAGAATTAAGGGGTTAAAAATGGTAGATTTTAATAAAATAAGAAAACAATTCAGCGGTTTAACGTATGATTTTAAAATTCCATACCCTGAAGACACTAAAACAAAGTCTAAATATATGGTTAAAGTTGCATCAGGTTTAAATGCTTGCTGGTTTAGTGGGTCGCATAAAACAAATAAAAAAGATGCATTACAAGAGATAAAAACCAAATACAAAAATAGTAAGATACATGAACATGAAAATTTATATATTATTGAATTGTATAAAATTCATAATACAGGTACAAAAGACATATTAAATAATATTTGGTATCAATGGAAAAAAATCGATAATTTAAACATAACAATATAAAAAAAGGAACTAAACAAATGAACTTACTTACTCAAAACTCAAAAATAAAAAAGACATCTAAATACTTTGGGGTGAACGTATTTAATTTTTCAATACCAGCATATAAAAGCAAAAGCGGTGAAATAACTTGTCCACTTGCTGGTGATTGTGTCAAATTTTGTTATGCTCAAAAAGGTTTTTATAAACTTTCGCAAAAGTGGGCTGAATTAAAATTTGATGCTACAAAAAAAGATTCTTTTATTAATGATATGATAAAAGACATTAAAGAAAAAAAGGCGGAATTTGTGCGGGTACATGATTCAGGGGATTACTATTCTAAAGAATATCTTTTAAAATGGTTTGAAATTGCTGAAAAATTGCCTGATATTAAATTTTACTCATACACTAATAATATTAATATGATTAAAAAGCTAAAAAATATCCCTGAAAATTATGATTTTATTTTTTCAGATAGTGGCAAGCAATCACATTTAATAAACAAAAAAACAGATAGACATACTAAAATATTTAAATCATTAGAAGACTTGGAAAAAGCTGGATACAAAAACGCTTCTGAATATGATTTATATTCTACAAAATGGTTTAATGATACTAAAAAAGTAGGTTTAATTTTTCACTAAAAAAAAGGGTTAACAATGAAAAAAGACAATTATAAAAATATAGACTTTCATGGAGGCGTGCAAGTTAATAAAAATGGTTCTTTAACAATGTATGCAACAATATATGATACAGATTTATTTAAAATGACTTATTATGATTATGATATTTCAACAGCTAGAAGTCTATTTAAAAAAGAATGTATAAAAGAAAGAGATTCATATATTATAAATAATTAATTTTGTTTGTTTAGTTAGTCAATGAAGCCCCTTTAATTAGGGGCTTTTTTGTATCTAGTTAGTAAAAAAACACGCCCTAAATGGCTCAAATTCGAGATTTTTTGCATTGAGACATACCTAACTAAGCCTAACAAATAAAACGAGCTTTAAAGGGTAAATTTGGAACAAATTTGGAATAAATCCGAAATAAATACGAAATAGGAAAATAAATCGGAATTAATCCGAAAAATTTAGAACAAATTTGAAAATGAATACTTAATGAGAATGAGTCTCAATAACAATAAGAAAAAAATAAATTTGAAAAATAAATTTGAAAAATATTTGATATGGATTTATAATTTATATTTATAATTTATAATTATAATTTAAAAAATAACTTGACTTGTATTATTTTTATGTTATAATATCGACCAACAAAAAAAAGGAAAATAAAATGGACAATCAATTAAAAGAAATTTTAGGCGAAAGTTATAAACTTGCAGAGTCTGTTAAAAATGGTGATGGACATCCTGTAATTTTAAAAAAGGTTATGTATAATTTAGAGAATGTATTTAGTAGATTAAATTATTTTTATACTGATACAATACACGACTATAAATAGAGATTGATGCAAGGGACACTAGAAAATTACTTCGACCTCCCTTGCAGAAGTCTTATAAATAGAGGCTTATAAATGAGAATGAATCGAGAAAATGCAAGCAACCCTAATATTAAGGTCAAAAATCATTGTGCTAATTATAATACAGGATATACCTGTTCAGGAATAATGATTGACTCAAAATTACGACAATGGGTTGATGTTGACTTATGTGGTAAAAAATGCTTAATATCAAGCGGTAAAGAATGTGATTATTTTGATTACATTGTTGCACCAGCAATAAAGGAGTAAAAATGATAACACAACAACAATACCATGAATTATGTATGGTTCATGGCGGTCATCCTTATAATTATCAAAGATATTTAGAATTAGGTACATGGCTTTTTGATGATGGTAGGGTTATAATAAAGGAGAATAAAAATGAAAGTTAAAATAGATAAAAAAGGTCTTAGAGTTTATAATATCTTGCAGGAATTAAATGTTGTTAAGAATGTAAACGAAGGCATGATAAAAGACCATGGAGATTGGAAACAGGCGGTAAACCTTATATTTAAGGATGTTTATAATGATAAAGACTAATTTTGTTGAACTAAATAGAATGCTACATGAATGTAGTGAGTTTATCAGGTCAATTTGGGTGCATACTGAAGGCGAAGATATGGGAGATTATAACATTCTCAGGAATGAAGTTAATCAGCTATCAGATAAAGTAAATGCAATGATAACTAAATTAGATGCATATGAGCAAAATAAAAACCAATATTGATACCGCTAGAAGACTAGTTCAGGAATATGAACTTGAGACAAAAGTTTATATTGTTGATGGTTTAGATTATGGGAGTTATAATGTTCTTACAGACTGTATATTTCTTAATGAGCATTATAATTCCTATGACGAATTTTTATTAACATTGTTGCATGAGATTAGGCACGCTTTAGATAATAAAAGATTAGGAAAAAAGTATTTAAAGAAGTATAATCAGGCATCAGAAGTAGCCACTCATTATGGTTTAAATGCCCATGACCATAATAAGTGGGAGATAAAAGCAGAAAATTGGGCAATAAAGGAGAAAAACAAATGGCTATAAAAAGAGCAATGCGTAACGCAGAATATGAAAAACTAGATACTGCAAGTATATTAACTATGAAACACTACTTTAAAGACCCTGAATGGTTTGATAGTGGTTTGATGAGGGGTGAAAATGTTAGCGAAGGACATAGAATATCAGGTAAAGTAATTCAACCCAAAAGATGCGATAAATGCAGTAGGGTTTATCAAAAGTCAATCAGGGTTGATAAATATCATCCTAACATTACTTATTTAAATACAGGTTTATTTAAAGGAATACCACTACCAAAGGAAACTTGTAATGAGTGTAAATAATCCTCAATTTAAAAGATTTTCAAAATGGTTTACTAAGAATGAAAAAAAACTTATAAATCTGTTTTGTAAAATGATTAGAAAAGAAAAAGTATATGATGTGGACTTTGCTCATTTCGTGGAGTATATGTATAATGCAGATAGAAGTTGCACAGATTATAATAAAGGTCGTATATTCAAGAATGAAAAAAAGGATAAATAAAATAATTAAGAGTGGATTTATATCAAAGGGTTGGTTTTACCTCCTTTTTACCAACCCTCCACTCGAAAGGGAGATAACATGAAGTATGGATATATAGGAATTTTGCCATCAAATGTCAGGCATGATTCAAGATTAAAACCATTTGATAAATTACTTTATTCAGAAATTACTGCTAGTATGGTTGATGGGTATTGTATAAAATCTAACACTCAATTTGCAAAGCTATTTGATGTGACAACTGCTACAATTAGTTCATCATTATCTAGCTTAAGAAGTTGTTTTTATATTTTTTGTGTGCATGAACATGAGAAAAATAGTAAGGCAGTTAAGCGTAGATGTATATATCTTACCCCACCAAAGGAAATTACCACCTCAAATGATTATGCGAGTGTACCCTGTACAAATTATTTTGATGGGGGTATTCCTGTAAATGCTGATATTGTTGAATCAGATACACAAAGTGATACAAAGAATCTTGATAGATATTATAATAATATAATATATAGAGATTATATTAATCCATCAAAGAAATTTATACCACTATTAAAAGAACTCAATGAAAAACAAATTACTTATTTAGGTAATATAGTGCATGAGTTCTATACAGAAAAACACAAACATTTTCCACAGGCAGTAAAAGCCAACTGGAAAAAGGATGATTGTCTTGTTAATGATTCTATAAACACGCTTTATATGATTATAAAATTAGATGATTATTCTGAAACTATTGTTAGGGATGTAATTAAATGGGCTACTAATGATAAATTTTGGTATAGTAATCTTATATCATTAAGAGGTCTTAGAAACAAATCTAACAATGGTCAAACGAAGTTCACTAACATCTATTTAAAATACAAAGGGAGAAAATAAAATGGATTTATTTTATAGCATATTAATAACAGGGTATCTATGTTTTTCAGCGGTATGGATTGCATATTTACAAACTAGGTTAAACATCACTCAGAGTAAGTTAGAAGACTTGGAGTTCTTGTATGACCTTAGAAAGTAATGGAATCTATGCAAGGAAAACCTATGGTCAGGAAAGGGCGGTATGTCCTGAGTGTTCTCATAAGAGGACTAAATCAAGGGATAAATGCCTTGCAATTAACCATGATGAGGGTGTTTGGTTTTGTCATCATTGTGGTTGGAAAGGGAGTTTAAATAAAAAACCTATGGATATCAGGGAGATAATACAAAAACCAAAACAGGAAGTTAAAACAGAACTACCTCAAGATATCATTGATTGGTTTGGTGATAGAGGTATATCTGAAAGCACCTTACAACAGGAAAAGATTGGTTTTAATAATAGTTGGATTCAGTTCCCATTTTATAAAGATGGTGAAGTGGTTAATATTAAATCAAGAACATTAGCAAAAGGATTCAAACAAGAAAAGAATGCAGAAAAATGTTTTTATAGATTTGACCATATGGTAGGGATGCAAACCATCATTATAACTGAAGGTGAAATGGATGCATTAGCACTTGTTGAGGCTGGTTTTAATAATGTGGTATCTGTTCCTGATGGAGCAACACAACCAAATAGTAAACCATCTGATAGGAAGTTTAGCTATCTTATATCTGCTGAAGAGCATTTAATGAACGCTGAAACAATCATATTATGCACAGATTCTGATGATGCAGGTAAACACCTTAGAGATGAATTATCTAGGCGTATAGGTAGGGAAAAATGCTTTAGAGTGACATTTCCATTAGACTGCAAGGATATGAATGATGTACTGGTTAAGTATGGTGAAGATAGGGTTGGTGAGATTATATCTGATGCACATCCTTACCCTATTGATGGTGTTGTAGAAGTTAAAGATGTTATTGATGAGGCTATTGATTTATTAAATAAGCCTGAACATATGGGTTTATCTACAGGCTGGAGTGACCTAGATACATTCTATAGGGTTAGTCCTAGTGAGGTATCGGTGGTTACAGGTGTGCCTAATATGGGTAAATCAGAATGGATGGATGCCTTGATGATTAATATGGTGCAAGAATATGGCTGGAAGTTTGGTATATTCTCAGCAGAGAATTTTCCTGTAAAACATCATTTACTAAAATTAGTAGGTAAGTTTGCTGGACAACCTTTTTATGGTGAAGAAAAGATGGATAAAGAAGTTGCAAGAAATTCTATGGAAATACTAGATGAACATATTAAATTCATAGGTACTCAAGAAAATTCAGTTACAATAGCATCAATAATGGAGCAAGCTAGATTACTTAACTATAGGTTTGGATTGAATGGATTGGTAATTGACCCTTGGAATACATTAGAACATAAGTTTGGTGATGGTGAGAATGAGACTAATTATGTATCTAGGGTTTTATCTGAGTTGACTGCATTTGCTAAAGTATCTGAGATTCACATATGGGTAGTAGCACACCCAAGAAAAATGGAAAACGATGTAAATAGAAAACCTGTAGTACCCACACCTTATGATATTAGTGGTTCAGCAAACTGGTTTAATAAAGCTGATAATGCTATTACAATACATCGCCATAGAAGTGAAGATGATGATTATGTTGGAGTTCATGTGCATAAGATTAGATTCCAATATAAGAATGGGAAGCCAGGGATTGGTAAATTAAACTATAACATAAAAACAGGAAAATATGAGACATACATCGAAAGACCTACAGAAAATCTTTTTGGATAAGACATCGGAGATTACCAATGAGATATTCAGGAATAGAAGTCAGGAAAGACACCTGAGAAAAATGAGAAAAAGACTAAGTGATGAATTTGATAAAATATGGGTAAGGTATAATAAAAAAGAAGCCACCTATAGTCAATGGCAAAATGCATTGGATAAGTGGTTAAAAGTGGAGCGTATATGAAAGTAAAAAGATACATAGTAACACCTGATAAACATTTTCCATTGCATGACCAAAAGGCTATCAATGTATTATGTAAATCAATAGAGATTGTCAAACCTGATGGTTACATAGATTTAGGCGATGTTGGTGAATGGCTGGGATGCTCACATTGGCAATGGAAGAAAAAGAAAAGACCGCCATTAGAATATCAACTGCCCTTTATACATCAGGATATTATCGATGTTAATAAAGGTATGGATATGATTGATGAATCTTTAGATAAAGCTAATGTAAAAATAAAACACTTCATAGAAGGTAACCATGATGATTGGTTAAATAGATTTGTTGATGAAAATCCTTATTTAAATGACCTAAAATTTTCTAAGGCAGTTAGATTAAAGGATAGGGGTTATAAATACCATAAGATAGGTAAACTACTTAGAATAGGTAAACTTAACTTTTATCATGGGCATCATTACGCTGGAGTTCAGCATACTAGAAATCATCTAATTAGAATGGGCGGTAATGTAATGTATGGACACCACCATGACATCCAACAGTCATCTGTAACTCATATTGATGGAGCAAAGTCTGCATGGAGTATAGGATGTTTAAAAGATATGACCGCAGAGGCTAATGAATGGTTAGGTGGTAGAAATACAAACTGGGGTCATGCATTTGCCATAGTAGATTTTTATCATAATGGATTGTTCACAGTTCACATTGTGCAAATCATTGATGTTAAAACTTCTTTATGGGGTGAGTTAATTAAAGGTTGATACTATGAATTTAGTTAATGTAAGTTCAGGCATGGAGAACAATAAAAAAGGTTTATATTACGCTACCATCACTTGGTCGAATTTTGAGAATGGTCAGGATTATAGTATTACGATTAACAGGCAGACATACGAATATATGGTAGAAGACATTCAGCATTATATAGAAAAATATAGACCTCGCAAGGCAAGATTAGAAACCTGTGCTTATGAATCTCCCACTCACGCAGAAGACCTTACTCCCAAGGTCAAATCAGAGTTGGGGTTATAATGTATAACCCTAACTTTGATATAGATTTATCTTGGGGTCAGGTATATGAGGAAAAGGTAAAAAACCTACTTGAGTCCAAAGGTAAGATAGAAGTAAAGACTGAGCGTGATATATGGGCTACAACAGGTAATATAGCTATAGAATATGAATGCAGAGGTAAGAAGTCAGGCATATCAGTAACAAAAGCTGATTGGTGGTTTCATGTTCTTACATTAGATGATATTATGGTAGGCATGGTGTCTTTTCCTGTACCTAGATTAAAGGTGTTAATGAGGACTATGTATGACCAAGGTATTGCAAAAAAAGTAAATGGTGGTGATGATAATGCATCAAAAATGTTATTACTACCATTAAAAGAATTATATTCAAAACAATTTTATAAATAACAATAGGAGATAAAATGGAAACAAAACAACTAAAGATACCAACAAATGGTAGTGCGGTAGTAGAGTTTATGTTTGACCAACCAAAAACTGGTACTAATAACTATGGTCAATGGAACTTATATGGACTTAAAAAAGATGGTGAAGATGTAAGTTTATTTGCTACAGACTTACTACATAGTAAACTTCAGTATTATAAAACTGGTGATGTTGTGGAGATAGCTAAGAATGAAACTGAGCAAGGTAGAATTGTATGGGATGTAACTCCAAGAGAGGGTACGCCTATTAAAAATGCATCTAATGCTACCCCTTCTACAGTACAAACTACATCAGGTGGTCAAAAGGTTGACTACAGAACTGCTGATATTCATAAGCAAGTATGTTTAAAACTTGCAGTACAAAGTATGAATGGTGTTTTTGATATAGAGGCTATTGAAGATAGGATGTATAGCTTGTTAAGTGTACTTCATGGTAATCAGTCAGACGATTTGCCTTATTAGTGAAACGACCTTTAATAAAGAAGTTAGATAATGCATGGGCTAAGAAAATCAAGGAATATGGTATGTGTGAAAAATGCCATAAAACTAAACCGCTTAATGCCCATCATTTCTACTCTAGGTCAATTCGTGTGGTACGCTGGGATATAGAGAATGGTTTTTGTCTCTGTGTTGGATGTCATGTCTTTTCTTCTAAGTTCTCCGCTCATAAAACACCAGCAGAATTTGTTGAATGGGCTATTGAAAAGCGTGGCATCCAATGGTACGAAGACTTGAAAGAGCGGAAAAATTCAATGATTAAGTATGTAGATGCTGATTATGATGGCTTAATCAAAGTTATTGATGATTATAAAATTGCCCCTTAATTATTTAATAACCAGTGGTTGTTAGACTGATAAATAAAATGGATTGGCGTTCATGGGGCAAAAAATTAATATAAGGAGTATAAAATGATAGAGATAATGTTAATGTTAGTATTAGTGTTAGTTGTTTATAATAGTACTCAATGGGAAAATGGTGAATGGGATACTAATAAATCTAGATGGGTATATTGGAGAGATAAATGAGAGTACCTGATTTTATAAAATGGGCAGAATCAATGCAAAAAGAAGAGAATAGATTGATGCTGGTAAAGGGCGAAGAATATACTGTTTCTGATGAAGATAAATTTAAGAACTTCAAAAGCATTGCTGAAAGAATGTCACTTCGACCTGAACAAGTAGCTATGATATACTTACTAAAACATATGGATTCAATTAGAAACTATATACATACAGGTAAGGAATCAAGTGATGAATCTATATTAGGCAGAATACAGGATGCTAGGAACTACTTGTTATTATTAGGTGGTATTATTGAAGAAAATAGAACTGCTCAAGATAAGATGACTGACCTTTTTGAGGGGAATATACTAAACTAGATGAAGGATAAATTTGGCTCTATACAATGGGTAATAGATGCCTTATATACTGAAGTAAAAGATAAAACCCATAGAAGACCAAGAGAAACAGACGAAATAAGGGCTGATAGGAATTTGTCTTGGTGTCCTGAATGCAAAAAGAAATGGAATATGTTTGAGGGGAGACTGTGGGCTTCCCCTGATATTAAACTCTGGAAGGAAAAAGTATGTCCAAGATGCGATTCTCTTGCAAAATAGAAGATGGTAAACTAAAGATATTAAACAGAACTGGTTTCGATAGTGTAATAGCTGATTTAAATGGTGATTATTATTTAGAACTTGTTGAAACTGGTGTTAGGTCATCTACACAAAACAACTATTACTGGAAGATAGTGGATATGTTGGCAGATGAGTTGGGTTATACTAGGAGAGAAATGCATCAGGCAGTTAAAGACCACTTTGAGATTCAATCTACTAAAACCCTAACTACAAAAGAGTTTTCTAAACTTATAGAGCGTATAATTAGATGGTCTGCTATTGACCTTGGTATTGTTATACCTGATACTAAAACTCTTCTTCAATCTTCATAGACACATTAAATACATCAGGTGCAACCTGAGTCATATTTAAACTATTCTGCCCAAACCTAGCAAATAAATAATCAGATTCAGCATTATTGCCTGTACTAGTTCCATCTTGAGTAAATATAAATGGTATATGACTACCATGAGTATAATTCCATATATCACTTACAACTGTATCATCTGATTGATTTTGTATGTGATGAGTACTAGGCATTACATCACTTGAATTTAAATAACTAAACTTCATATCATAAGTAATCCTACCGCCATATAATCCACGCTCTTCATTACCTGTATATGTGTGAAATGGAGATTTATTAGTTGATGATATGTATCTTTTACCATAACTAGGTAAATTAGAAAATCTTTGACTACCTAATGATTCTTGTATATTTTGCTTATTAAATTCAATATTACGCTTAACACTTAAATCAGGACTGTGTGGCATATCATAATATTCTCCAAATAATATACATCCTATAACTAAATTATTACTTACACTTGTATCAAAAGCATTACTATTAGTTCCTTCAAATTGTATTCCAATATATGTATCTGTAAAATCATCAAATGTAAATATAGTATGCCCATCAGCATCAGGTGTAACTACATTTGAACTTATGCCATCAGAATTTAAAATTTGAGTTACTCCTGTTATAGCTGTAGCACTACCCATATCTACTGCTTGTACATAAGCTTCCGTATCAGAAGATGCAATTTTAACTCTTGCTTTTGCTGAGAACATATTATGATTCAGTATAGCTATAAAATTTGTTTTATATGAGCCAAAGTTTTGGTCTGCTGATAAAAGAATATGGTTAGTAGAGTTACTAGCAGTATTAAATTTTACTTGATTTAGTGGTCGCATATCAAATAACTCTGATACTGTACCATTATTCATTATTGTACTTAATAAACCACTTCCACTATTTAAATAAAACTGGTTATTAGCAATCCCTCTTGTTAATAAATAGTTTACTCTATCTACGTAAAACCTTGGTTTTCTTATATTCATATTTGCCATTTTATAGTCCTTAACTTTTTATGCTATCTCTCTAGCTTCAAATTTTAATACTCCTCTTGACCTAGATAAAGAAGTAATCATAAATATTATATTTGTAAAAGATTTACCAAATGCTTTTTCAGGATGCATATCACTAAAAGAAACTGTATCTCCTATATCAATTTGATAAAGACTAGGATTAATTATTGTTCCTGATACATTAATTTTAATATCTCCATATACATTATCATAGTATGAGTAAAAATTATCATTAGGATTAGCAGTTGGTGATGTTGGTATTTCAGGTGATGAATATGCATCTAAATTAACTTCTACAATATTTTCTTTAGAATTAATATTATAATTGGTTCTTGTAGTAGAGTTTGATGCACTTGTCCTGAATATATGCCCACTTTCTGCTGGATGTTTTTGATAGTTTATATTCATTTTAGATAGTAAAGAATCGTAACCATCAGGAACTACTTTAACATCTTTTAAATCATTTATAGTTATATTATGAGTTGCTGATGAATATGAGTCTTTTATAAAAATATACTGAGGTTTTGATGTATCTCCATTTTTATATCTAAATATAAATCCACCTTCATATTGTAATTTTTCTAATTGTTTTTTAAGTTCTACAGGCTCAAGTTTCCAATATCTTATTTTCCAATCTTTAGCTGAATCTAAATCAGACCAACCCTCAACTGTATTCATATTAGATGCATCTAACCCTACAAATCTATTTAACAAATCTAAATGAGCTTCATGTATTTCTGTAATATTATTACCTGATAAAGCAGTAATTCCATGTTGTAATCCATTTGCACCACAATAATAATATTTTTCTTCCATTATTTTTTTTAAATCTTGTTCTTTTGCTCTTTCTTCTGTATCTGCATTATTAGTTTTCTTAAAAAGAATCCCTGAATCTTCAATATATTTATCAGAAACAGGAATAGTAGCATCAAAAATAAGTGGTATAGTTTGCCTATAATATAATTGTAATCCAACTATCGACATTGTTTTATCAATAGAACCTACATGAGAAACACTTGTTACTTTTAATAATAACTCATCTGCACCCATACATCCATCTAATTGGAATTTAGAATTACTTGCTGGTTCATTAAACTCTATTACTCCAGTAGATGAACCTCCATAAGAACTACCAGTTGATGTACTATGGTCATACGCTCTTTGTTGGTCAGGATTTACTAATTCATCTGTTATATTGTCAAATTGATTTGATAAAAAATCTATATTAAATAATTGAGGTGGAATAATACTACCTCCACCTGATTTACTTAATTTAACCCAAATTAATGCTCCATCTATATATTCTAAAAAAAAATCTGTTTTAGGTGTTGTCATTAATGCGTATGCAGTATCTACGCCATCAAAAAAATGAGTAGCTCCATTATTAAAATCTATTCCATTACCAACATTAAATTGAAACATTTTTTGTTGGTTACTAAAAGTTGTAACACTTATTTCTTTGTCAGATGGTGCAGTCATAACATAGCCTTCAAATTCAGCACCATAAGCATTACTGCTATCTTTATACATAATTCTAGAGCCTAATATATTTAATCCACTATTATCAATAGTTTGCTTTGTAACTGAATCTACCCTATTAGAACTAGCTGTAAAAGCATTTTTTGCTAATCTAAGTGGTAAAAATTGATTAAATCCTATATATTTATGTATAAAAGCATTATCACTTGCTGAGTAAGCTCTTGGCATTAGTGAATAGATTTTATCTGTAGATGAGTATAAAACAGGAACAGGGAAAACAGAGCCATGTACCGCATATGCTCTGTTAGCAGTATTTGCATTTGAAGAAGGAGTAAAGTCTCCATATACTACAGGTTCAAATATATTATGTTCAGGATGTTTAACTTGTGGAAATGAAATAAAATCCCATGGTCTTTGAGAAACTAAAGATAAATTAATATCATTACCATTTGTTTCTACATTAATTAATCTAAATACTCCTATAACTACAGGAGTATCATCATTAATTTTAGAATATACTTTTACAGTTCTATTAATATAATAATTACTGCCACCAAAAAGCTCTTCAGATATATTACTTCCCTTATATTGAAAGTCAGCAATAGTAATACTAATATTACTTGATTTAGATATAGACTTTTTTAAATCTATAGATTCTCTTATATTAGGATTGTTTTTAATTACACCATGGTAAAAATTATTATTGTAAGTAGTATCAGCAAATGAAAAATATAAATTAGCACCAGATTGATTATAAAAATCAAACAACCAATTTTCTACAATATTAGATTGCTTTAAATCACTAAATCCATCAATAGCCATTATGCAAGCCCTTGATTAACTGTTTTATTTATTTCAGGTATTAATGTATCTCTTACAAACTCTTCATTACCAATCATATTGCCTTGTATATTAACTGTAACTCCAATACTACCAGTTTGATTCATTTGATTAAGTGTTTCAGTACCTATAGATTGTACTGCATTACGAGACATTACAAACTCACCTTTTTCTGCTTCAATCATTGTTCCACCTTGTGAATGTAATCTACCACCTACTAAACCACCTGCTTCAAATTTTTGTGACCTAATTTTAGTTACATTTGTTAAACCAGTTGCTATTACTCCAGCCATTGCGATTACATTTGTAGGGAATGGTAATTTAGAATTAAGAACTTTATTACCAGCACCATAAGCATCTATAATAGCTTGTGCTAACGCAAGTGCTTTACCAAGTTCAAATGTTGCTCTACTGGTTTGAGCTAATTGTGCTAATGCTCCTATTGTACTAGATGTAGTTTCTAACCTTACCTGACCTAATTTTTCTTCAAGTTTTATTTTTTCACCAGTAAGTTCTAAATCTTTTTTATCTGCATCTTGTTGTGTAATAGTTTTTTGCAATGCTTGAAGCCTAATTAATTCTCTTTTTTCTTCTATTAATGCTAATTGTTCTACTATAGAAAACTCACCAAGCATTGCTTCATTTTTTTCTTTAATAATTTTTAATTCTTGTTGTGATATCTGTGCCCTATAGTCAATTATTTTATTCCCATCATCTTCAGTTTTATTTTTTTTATCTTGTACCTGTATTGCTTTTTTATTAGCTTCTGAAATTTTATTAGTAAGGTCATTTACTAATCCTTCAATTTTTACTACTCTTCTTTTTTTCCTTAATGTTTCTTCAGTTTGTACATTTGTAAATAATTGACTTAATATTAGTTCGTGATTTAATTTTTTCTTTCTAGCTAATAATATTTGTAGTTTTCTTTCATCAGTCATTGACTGTTGAATTGGAGTTTCTGCTAATGTTAAAGAATTAAAATATTTTGTTGTAGCATCAAATAAACTAGTAAATGCTTTTGATGTTTTTATTAATGTTGGTTCTAATAATTTTCCTGTAGCTACAGATAATTCTTCAGTAGCTCTTCCTAAATTGTCATATACATCTTGATTAGTATCAATTTCATCACCAATGTCTTTAACTTTTGCTCTAGCAGATTCCATTGTAGCAGTTAGAAATGCTTGTTTTTTTTCTTGGTCTGTTAATTGGTCTACACTTATACCAAGTTTTTTAGCATAGGATTCATATGCCTCATCAGCTTTTACAATAATACCAATGTTATCTAACATCAATCGAGATTGTCTACCTATACCAGTAATAAGTGATTCAACAGATGATGCAGTATCCCTACCTAATGCTCTACCAAGTCTTTGTGCAATATCAAACATTTCAGCCATTTCATCAGAGTTTTTACTAACTCCAAGTATCATAGCGTTATTAGCTTGCTGAAACAAATCAAACTCACTCATAGTGCCATTAGTAGCATCTTTTAGTTTATTTAAAGATTCTTGAGAGTGGTCAACTTCACCTGATAAGGTTTTAAAAGCTCTTTCCATGTTTTCTACTTTAGATGCTTGTACTGCAAATCTACCTAATTGCCTAACACCTAAAGTCATTGCAAAATTAAATAAAAGCATCCTAGACCTTATAACTGCAAGACTACCACCTAATATTCTAGTAGATTTTCTAGCTTTTTTTTGCGTATTGCTTAATGTTTCTGTAGTATGTGATAATTTTTTCTGTGCATTAGTTAAATCTTTTGATGCTTTATCAAGTGATTTAATAGCATTAATAAGTTGCTTTTCACCCTTTGGCTGAAATATTACTGTTACTGTTTGTTGTGCTTTATTTGCCATTGTTCATAGCCTCTGCTTTCTTACGCTCTATTACCTTTTTAATTAAAAAACTTTTTTCTACCCACTTGTATGGTTGTTCTCCATATGTACCTTTATACGGACTTATGCCAAATTGTTGAGAATATACATACCTTGAAATATCTTTTTGTGCTTGTGAATTTAAAAGGACATTAGGACAAGCAAAAAAGGGTAGCTGTTTCACTACAGATTCAGCTATATTAAAACTACTACCCTTTGCATTGTTTTCTTTAACCTCATCAACTAAAAGCTCCATAATCGCTTCAACATCATCATTTGATGTAAACATACGAGTTTCGTATTTGCCATCGATTAAGATAGGAATTTGAGCCTTATAAGGGTATGTATGATACATACAACCCCCACATTGATTGGTTACATGAATATTGTACTCTAATGTGAGGGCTTCTATTCCCCCAAGCGTTGATAGTCCTGTATAGCAACTGACAATTCATTTTTTTCATCATCGGTTAAAGATTTAATGAAATTATCATCTGCACCATCAACACCTTTACGAATCCATGCGGTTCTAGCTTTAGATAAGTATTTTATTGCTACTAGATTATCACCATCATATTTCATCTCAGGTACATCATTGCAGAAGTCTATATCGTCTACTGACATTTCTTTTATTTTAACTTCTTTATCAGTAGATAGTTTAATGCTCTTCATTATGATGTAATGTCAAAAGTAATTAATGGGTCTGTTCCATCATCAACTGCTTTAATAGAGCAGTCTAACATCATTATATCAGCTTCTGCATATGCAACATTAGTAAATACACCATTCTGTACATCGATACCATAAGCATTGTCATTTACCATTACAAATACATTTGCATCCGTTCCAGTTCTTGGAGCAGTTTGTGTATCAAAAGTATTAATAAATCCTTTTGTATTACCATCGTATTTAATCTGAGTATCAACTGTTACTGCTGTTTCTGCACCTCTAGTTACAAGTTCGTAACCTGAAGAAGTAACTCCACTAAATACTGCTGGACTATCTATAGTAGCAGTAAAAGACTGCATGACTACTTCTGTATTATATACTTTAAGTCCACTAGCAGAAGACATAAATATATTTGTATTATTTGCATATACATTAGCACCAGCTAAAGGTTCATCATCTCCACCGCTTCCTGAAGGGTCAATAGCAGTTTCATTTAAATCAGGTTTTACACCTGACTGTAGTGTAGCAGAAAATTTATATCTACCACCTTCTTCTCCAGCATCAGCAGATAGTGCAAAGTTTGTTACAACCATTCCTGGCATTTCTAATGATGTTTGATTAGTATGGTCTGAAGGTCTAATTACTACTGTTAATGAAGATGCAGTATTTGCTACCGCACTACCATATAATTGAGATGCAGGTACAAATCCACTTGCTATCGATGCATCACCTGCAACATCATTACATACATTTTGCAATAATAACTGATGACCAGCATCTAGGTGCATATTACCTGATATTGATAATTCAGTAACTCTTAGTGTATTATCTTGAAAGAAATCTTCATCTTTTAATGTTCTACCTACACCACTTCTAACATCTAATACTTGATTAACATTAAGTGATGGCATACTAGCAGAGTCAACATCTAACTGATACATATTATCTTTATGAATAGCTGATGTACCAGCAGTTCCTTCTGCTATTATCCATACTTGAAATTCTTTTGGTGAAAATGCGTGTGAAACTGCCATTACTTACTCTCCTTTTTCTTTTCTTTTACTTTAATTAAATTTTTAATTGAATCAGAAACGCTTTTAACTGATATTTCTTTACCAGCTTTTAGCTCTTCCCAATCTTCAAATGATGCTCCACATTGCTTCCAACAATTTGGAAGACTAGAGTCTTTATCTATGAGTTGTATTTTCATATCGTATTCCTTATTACTTTATGATATGTTACCTAAGTATTTACCTCTCCATTCCCATCTGACAACATTTAAACCCTCAATCAATTCTTCATCTTCTTCTAACTCATTGATTCGAGCAGTTGTAAATCTACCATCAAAAAATGTATTATTCATATTTTGAAAGAATAGAGCTTCTATGTGTGATACTTGACGAAGTATATGTTCCCAAGTATCTTTTTTGACTGTCTTTTCTTTAAAGGTATATGATACATCAAGTATATATTCCCTTGTTTCACCTGTAGCCATACGCTCAATCAAATCGCTACCTACAGGGTTAAGTCTTATTGACTGGTTACCCATGTCTTTAAAATCACCTGTATATATAGGGATAGTACCAGCAAACTCATTATTTAAAAAAGTTCTTATGGTATCTAATATTTTATCATCCCATATATTTACAAAATCTATCATCTACGAGACATCCTGATAGACATTGGCATACCATTATCTGTATGCTCAAATTTACCATGTGCTTCTATTTCCCAATAGTCATTTAGGGTTGCAGTATCACCAGTATCTCCAGCAAATCGTATCTCAAGTCCGCCACTAAGTTGCTGATAATCACCACTTATAATATCTGAATGTGATTCAGCTTCTCCACGATTCATTCTTTCTGCACCCAAACTATCTGAGTTAGAATGCCATACTGAATATCTAGCAGTACCTATAGCTCCAGCAGTAGTTATCTTTACACCTATCTTATCATATACACCATAGTAATTACCTCTAGTATCTACAATTCTAAGGTTGCCACTAACTGAACCTTCTCTAATAATTCCCATTGAGGAATCACCACTTGTTTGCCAAGATAGCTTTGCACTTCCAGTATTTAGAGCAGTTATATTTTGCTCTACTTCATTAAATAATGCATCTGCTATTTCAGATGTAGGTTGTGATGCACGAATTAAAAAACTACAAGCTATTAGTGCGGTAGTTCTAACAATCATGTAGTCATAATTACCATCGTGGTCTTTAAATTGTTTTCTAGGTAGTTTACCATCTAATCTTGAATCTAAATACTTTGTTGCATTAGATATATATCTAGTAATGATTGTTGACCAGTCATCACCAGATTCTAATAAGTGGTCATTAGGATTTGTAGAATTTGCTTCGTATATAATAACAGAGTCATTACCTGAACTATATAACCATTGTTTAGCTTCTGAAAACTCTACTCCAATATAAACATCCGTTGCTGTATCATGTGTTGCAGTAGTTGTGCCTAAAAATCCTCGTTTAACTGTAATTGTATTAGAGGATATATTAGTGATGAGCATTTTTTCATTATCAATTTTAATAATATCTCCATACCCAAATACACTACTATCTGATACATCTATTGCAGTTTCTATAATATCTACTGATTCTGCTGTATTTGCAGTAGAATCTGTATAATTTTCTGTTTTAAGATATGGAGTTAAGTCTTCACCATTCTGGAATAAAACACTTACTAAACCTGTATTAAATGATTCATATAGTTTAAATCCACCATGTGAAAATAACTCTACCCATCCGTATAGGGCTTCTTTGCTATCAAACTCATCTATTGATGGGAATACATCCTTTAAATCTCTATGTGTACAATAAACCATGGTTCTCCTAATTTACTTTATATTACTGTTGCTATACAAGCTCAACATGGACTAAATCATCAAAGTTATTGTCTTTTGTTTGCCCATCACTATCCCAATCACAACCAACTCTAACTGGTACTTTCATTTGTTGTGCAATACCTCTTATCATGCCACACATATAATGAAATGTATCTCTATCATTCCAGTCAATAGGGTAAGGGGCAAGGTCAACTGCATCCCCTGTAATGTGTTTTGAATATTTTGTTTTACTTGCACCCTGTGCTACTAATTCGTTTTGTCTTTCTTGCGACCTTACCCCTTCGATAATGGTTACATCCATTATTTTGATAAGTTCGTTTAGGACATTGACTAATTCAGGTTTAACACCTTTTAATCTTTCTCTTGACCTTTTACCGAACCTATACATTACTTTTTTTTCTTTTTCTTAAACATGGATTTTTTCTTTTTTTTCTTTGATGGTCTACCACGCTTAGACCCATATGAACCCATACCTTTTGGCATTACGCTCTCCTTACTTTTCTGGCTACACTTCTGCTATATTTAGCTCTTTGTTTGCCTCTTCTGTTTGCTTTTCTTTTTTGTCTGTTGGTATATGCTTTTTGTGATTTAGTTAAAGATGCTCTAACTGCTTTAGGCAAATACCTACCTCTTTTAGAGCGAGGTTTCTTTGAATCACCTTTAGTCACATACCCCCACTTCTGTTTAGTCCACTTTTTTAGACTTCTTTGACTAGGTTTAAGTGCCACTATCTATATCCCCCACCAGCTTTTTTATATGCTCTAGCAAGCATTTGTGCTTTTCTTGCACTCCATTGTCCAGCTCTACCACCCTTACTGCCAGCTTTAATTCTATAAAACAATCTTTTACGCATAGCTGGTTTTGTATAATTACCAGCTTTATTTACTGTAGATTTTCTTTTTTTCTTTCTCATACACCAACCTTTTTCATAGCAATTTTATGTGAATTTGTAAAAGTACTACCTTTTCTCATAGCAGTTACCATTACTCTTAAATGTTTTTTAGTGTGATGCTTAGAATGTCTACGCATTGCAGATATCTGCCTTTTATTCAAGCCTTTTACACTTACACCTTTTACTTTCATTACCACTTTACCTTATTTGCCCAATAAGCACCTGACATTTTACCTCTAGCAATGTTTCTACGATGCCTTGCTTTAAATGACCTACGCTTTGCTTTCATTCTAGCTGATTCACCTTTTTTAGGTTTACCAGCAGTTTTAGCACCTTGCTGACCAAATCTAATTAGTTTTATTTTCCCACCTGATTTAGCTAATACTACATGGGACTTAGTAGGATGACTTGGCGTTCTTTTGGGTTTATTATACCCACTAAGCCCATATCTAGCTAGTCTAGGGTCACGCTTACGCATTATTTACCCCTAAATAATCCTTCTACTATATCAGCTACTAAATCAACACACTTCTCAAAGAATATTTGTTCTTTTTCTTCAGATACAAAAGGTATGTCAATTTTATCATTTATTTTACTAGCAAGTTCATCCTGAAACTCTTCAGACTGCACCCAAGCAACTGCTTTGTCTTTGAATTGGTCTGCCTGAGATTCAGCTACTGCTAACATTATTTT